GATGATGACTGAATCCACTGATCCCATAGATCATGCATCTGTAATGCAGATGTTTTTAAACACCAATGATGGAAGAGCCACATGGCGACCACCCAAAGAACCAATACAAGACACAAAGCGACAGTCAAGGAGAACCGCAGCAAGTGGACTCTTGGGCAATTCCGCACCAGTGAAGAGTAAGAATACCGACAATATGTCGGACGAAGAATTATGGGAGGCGACTCCCGAATAACTATAAATTAGGAGTTTTATTATGGCCGCTTATGGTGGAACTGGAGCAGTATCTGGACAGGCGTATGGTGATCTGAGCAAAAATGATGCCTTTACCATTCAGAAAAAAATGCTGCCGATTGCAAAACGTCTTCTGACTTTTGCTAAATTTGCTCAAAAAGAAACGAAACCCCAGAAGCAGGGATTAGAGATTAGGCACCGTAGGTATGAGCGTTTTCCGATTGCGGATACGCCCATCGCAGAAGGTGTAACACCTGATTTCACGAGTCTTGAGCATACAACCTTGATGCACACGCTCAAGCAGTATGGCTCATACGTGAATACTACAGATGTTATGTTGGCTGCCTCTACCGATCCTGTTTTAAAGGTAGTAACGGAAAGACAAGCCCAGCAGGCTGGTGAGACAATTGACTTTTTGTCTTACAAGGTCTTCCGTGCAGGAACTCAGGCAAAGTATGTTGGAACCAGTGCATCAGCACGTTCTGATGTGGATTTCCATATTGGAAACAAAGCTCCCACTTTAGGGACTCCTGGAGCTAATACTCCTACTACTGCCGCACTGCAGACTGCAATCCGTGCATTGGAAAGTAATGATGCAGTTAAATTACGTAACAAACTGAAGGCATCAGTTGGAATTGCAACTGAGCCGATCCGTGAATCATATATCGGGATCTGTCATCCTGACCTTCGCCAAGATATCCAGGAATTACCAGGATTTGTATCTGTAGAGAAATACTCAGAGCAAGGTGATGCCATTGAAGGAGAGATTGGAAGTTGTGAGGGTATTCGATTCATTACTACAACCCAGGCAACTCCTTTCAAGGATGCAGGTGACACGAATGGCGTAGCCAATTGTGTGTCAACATCAGCAGCTAATGCTGATGTTTATCCAGTAATTATCCTTGCACAGGATGCCATCGGTTGTGCAACACTTGGTGGAATGGATAGTCTCCGTTCCAAAGTGGTTATGCCTAAGCCTGGACCTGGAGATCCTTTAGGTCAAAGGGGTACAGTGGCTTGGGATACTTTCTACTCTTGCATCATCCTACAAGACCTTTGGATGTATAGACTGGAAGTTGCCTGTACCAAGCTGTCATAATTAGACAGTAGTTAATCAGCCCCTCTAATGGAGGGGCTTACTTTAAATTTTAAATAAGAGTTAGAATTATGGATTCTATAAAAACTAATATAGTCAATGCTCCGCAAATGAGTAAAGTTGACACAGTTAATTTTGCAGACGGTCAAACATGGTCAGCGGCAACATATCAGCGTGTTCTTTTTATTCCAGAAAAGGCTCGTATTTGTGGTTACGCTGTCATAGTTAGTGATGCGGTAACGACTACTTCAGGTGCTAATACATTTGAGATTGGTCATGCTTTAGGTACATTACAGACTGATGCCGCTATGGTAAACGTAGCAGCAGCAGCCGATCCTAATGCTTACTGTCTTGCAGTCAACCTAGAAGCAGCCGGATATACGACTCCATCACGGGGTACAGTAGATGCCGCTGTAACATCAGGTGTTGAAATTATGGGAATGCCTCCCACAATGACAAGTTCTGCAACATATACCTATGCACCAAGCACTACTGCTTCTTGGTCAGACTCAGGAGAAAAAGTTGTTCCAGTAGTTGGAACATTGGTTCTTGGTGATGCTCAGACAGCAGGAGTATTTCATTGGTGGGTTGAGTATGTCTTTGATGCTAACATCGTCTGGACACAGGCTGCCCTCGCTTAATAGCATTATTCAGTAGCTGGAGGTAGAAAACTGCCTCCAGTATTTTAAACTCGGAGACAAGGAGAACTATGTCTGTAGCAGGAGGATTGCTTCAAAGTGAGCAATTACCAAAACAAAAAAGACACTCATCTTATGTAGCTGCTGGTGAAGGTAAGTTTGTGGTCATGCCTAATGGTATGAAGATGGCCGCAGAGTGGAAAAAGGGAGATCCAGTACCAGAAGGTTTTGCTGTAATCAATATAGATTATGGGCATAACAATACAGAGATGGGACCAGTTCCAGTAACGCACGGTGATTGGACTCTTGTAATACCAAGGGGCACCAATAGGATTGTGCCGATGCAACATATGAACATACTGAATGATGCTGTTACTACTGAATACTTTCAACGTGACTTGTCACAGTCTTTATCTTCCAGAAGTAACAGGCGTTTTAATTTTAATGTAATTAAATGGCCTAAAACTGGTAGGAAAGCAGGTCCAGAATTTGATATGGATTCTGAACCAATAACAAAAGAGTCCGTAGAGGCTTCAAAAGAGCGTCATGAGGTTATTGACCTTGACCAGGATTAATGAACCGAAAAGAAATCAGGGAGCGAGTTGAAACACTATTACAAGACCCAGCGAATAGACATTGGACAGACAGTGAAATAAATTCATACATCAATGATGCTCTAAATGAGTTTACAAGGATTGTCCGATACCCACAGGTAGAAGGGTATGCAACCAATGGCTCCTCCACTACTAATCTTGGAGAGGCAACTAAGACTGGTACAATTGCAGTAGATGGCAAAACTGCTACCATTACATTCAATCCTGCACACGGCTATTCAGACGGTGATGCAATAAATGTAACTTCTGGTGCTCCAGATGAGTATCTTGGTACATTCATTGTACGTGTTCCTTCCGTTACAACAATCTCCTATAAAGTAGGGATAGGGTCTTCCATAACAGATAGTTCTGTCTCAGTGTTCCGCATTGGACCGAACTATACCATTCCTTCCACTATTGCAGAAATCACTTCTGTCTCATTAGAGGGAAGGGAACTTTCTATATATACCGAATCAGAACTTAATGCTGCTGCATCCTCACGAGGGTATAGGCACTTTATGCTAGAGTCATCAATGGGGTTTCATCCAAATGCCTTTTCTACAGCAGTAGTAAGCGTGGATAACACACCACGGTGGCGTGAGCAGAATGGGTCTATTGAGGGAATAATATTTAATAATAGGACAGCAGGTTCCTTTAGGGTCTTTCCACTCCCAAAGGAAACAAAGGATCTGTATGAAGATAAGGATGCAAGAACTAAAGTCTTTCAACGTCTAAAAGTTAGAGGAGTCCCAAAGGATAATTCTTTATCAACAGATAGCACATCACCACAAGTTAATGTATACTGGCATGAGAGCCTTGTTTGGGGTGCTCTTGAGAGGGCATACCTAAAGGAGTCACAACAACGTAATACAGAGAAGTCAGGATTTTACAGACAAAAGTTTTTAGATAATGCTGGTCAAGCAAGTACAATGGAGGGAATGACATCTGGTTCACTATCAGAGGGTCGTAATCAGTCAGGGTTTAGAGTTAATAGATATTTGTGAATAAACAAAAAGGATTAATGCATGATAGATTTACCCCTGAAGAAGACTGCCCAAAATGCGAAGAGATACCTTGTCAATGCGATAAGCTGGTTAAAGAACCTAAAGAGGCAAAAGAGTTGGAAAAGCTAAGAGGGGGACAATAATGCCAGGATATCACAGCGCACCAGGAAAGAAAGGATTCCTTGACAGGCTTTATAAGGATAAAAAGAGAAAGGCTAAAAAGCGTACACCAACCGCATCAATAGGAGTAAGAGGATAATGGCACGTTTCAGAGACATGGCACAGGCAAGAATGGGAGGTGGGCAAATGGGTTCACAGATGTTAGGACAGCAAGCCCGAAGGATGCCCCAGGCTGGAATGGGTCAAGGACAGGCTCCATCACAAGGAGGTGCTGGAATGCAGCCAGTAGGAATGATACAGGGCAACCTGTCTGCACATATCATTAAGATGCCTGAACAGAATCAACAGATGGGTCAACAGGGTGCGATGATGGGTCAGCAAGGTGCGATGATGGGACAACGTGGAGTTCATGATGCAGTGAGGACTGGGGAACTGGCAAAAGCCAGTATGAGGCCGCAGGAAGAAGATGGTCGAGGTTTAGCACAGCAGATAGCAGATGAACTTAGAAAGGGAGGACAGGGACTGGTTCAACAGGATATGCCTGGTGGACAGCATCCTGTGCCCAAATTTCTAGGCCAAGAGCAAGCTCAAGGTAACGCCTTTGCAGGACGGGCAAGGGACGCACAGGCTATGAGGTCAGGACTCTCTCAGTCAGCACAAAACGAAATGGAAAGACGACAACAAGCCGATGCTGGGTTCCGTGGCGGTCCAGGGGGAATGCTTGGTGGCAGAGGATTTTTTGGATAAAGGAAAAACATGAACCAAGAATACAAGAACAGACTTAAAACAAAGAACAAAAAGAAACCAGATATAACGGTTCCTGATCTTGAGGATGAACCCACGTTAACTGCTGATGAACAAGCAGAGGATCGTGCAATAAGGAAAAGGGGTAAGAAAAAGAAATCCGTATTAAGGT